AACTTAAAAGGATTGCAGAAAAAATTGCCTGCATTACTTTTGAGCCATGTATCTTTTCATTGCAGATTATTTCACCTATATCCAACCGGAGCAATTTGATAAATTGATTTCCGGGAATGATGCCATCAGGATTTTGGCAGAGAGGGCAGGGCAGGCAGAGGCAGTCAGTTATCTTACACAGAGATACAATGTGGCAGAGGAATTCACAGATACATCCGTATGGAGTAACACAGAATCAACATATACGGCAGAAAATCGGGTGTATTTAGATGCACCTGATTTCGATGCAACAGAATCATATGCAGTTGGTGATTTAGTCAATTATGAGGGCATAATATACAGATGCAGCACAATTCATACAGGCACATGGGATGTTGCAGATTTCACGGAAATTGGCCTGCAATACACATTGTATTACGGCAAATTGCCTGAGCCATTGTTTGATTATTACAAAAAATATGATGCAGGTGATATTGTTTTCTTTGCAGGAAAGGAATACACCGCACAGGCACAGGTGGAGAATGTATTTCCGAATGACCCGGAGAAAGGCGCACAATTTTGGGGAAGTGGCACAACATATTCTATCCCGGCAACAACATTGCCAACGGATGCGAATTATTGGGTAATTGGTGACAATCGCAGCCAACAAGTTGTGCAATGTATGATTGACATCGTATTGTTCCATCTGCACACACGAATTGCACCGGGCAATGTTCCGCAGTCGAGGGCAGAAAGATATGTTAATGCCAAAGAATGGTTAAGGATGGCAGGAGGGCAAATTGATGGCATTACGGCAGATATTCCATTGATACAACCGAAAGCAGGGCAACGTACAAGGTACGGAGGCAATGTCAAAAGAATTAATCTGTATTGATTATGAGCAAACCAAAATGGAATTCATCGGTCACTAATTTTTATTCCGAGCAGGCAAACATCAGCACGGAAAATGTTGAGCCAAAAAAGTTAAAGAATTATCCTGTCAGAGTACCCATTGAAAGGGTGTCGCAGGATGTCAGGAAGTGGCGCGATGCGATAAGAGAGGCAGAACAATCATATTACCCACATCGGGTAAAGATGCAGCAAATTTTCAATGACACCATTCTGAATGGCCATGTCTTTGCCTGCATGGAAAGGAGAAAGAAAATGACATTGCACAAAGGCATTATCATGGTGGATGAGAATGAGAATGTGAATTATGAATGGACTGCATGGCTTCAAAATCCAACCTATGAATTGTTGAGCAATTATGTATTGGACACAATCTTTTTTGGTTATACTTTTTTATGGTATGAGGGTGTAAATGATGTAAACATTGAAAATCTCACATTGGGAAAAAGATGGTTTGTATCACCGGACAGAGAGCAGTATTTGGCATTCATGTATGCCGTTTCGGGAATACCCATTGGCAAGGATGCACCGGAGGAAATCAAAGATTGGATTTTTTATTTGACAACACCATCTGAAAATGGGCAGAGCAATTGCGGATATGGCCTATTATATAAGGTGGCATTGTATGAGATTTTCCTGAGAAATAATTTAGGGTACAATGGTGATTACATTGAGTTATTCGCAGCACCATTCAGGGTGGGGAAAACGCGAAAGACAAGCGAATTAGACAGAGGTGATTTTGAGGCGGCCATCCGTGACATGGGCAGTTCAGGATATGCCATTATTGACCCGGATGAGGAAATCGAATTCATACAAGGCAAAGGAAGTGGCACGGGGAATGATGTCTATGATAACTTTGAGCAAAGGATGGAAAAGAAAATCAGCAAGGTCATATTAGGCCATGCGGATGCGATGGATTCCAAAGCGGGAAAGTTAGGCGCAAAGGATGAGGATGTGCAAAAGGCATTGAATGCAATTGCAGGTGATGATTCCAAATTCCTCACCAACACATGGAATTCAGTCATTCTCCCAAAGATGCGAGCCAATGGAATTTCCGTTCCGGAAAATCTGAAATTCGCATTGCGTAATGACACCGCAAAGGCAGAGGCGCAGATGGCAGAGAATGCCGATAGAAAGCAGGTCGCAGATTTCATTAAAACACTCACGGATGCAGGATTTTCTCCTGATGAAAAATGGGTGTCAGACCGGATTGGCATACCCGTAAGTAAGTCAATGCCCGGTCAAATTATACAACCTGAATCAATGCAGGCAAGGTTGAAAAATCTTTATTCTGATTTGTGAGCAATTTCATTGAATATGATTTTGGTAGGTTGATTGCCGCGATTTATTCGGGTGCGATTGATGAATGGAATTTGCCGAGAGGATTGTATCAAAAAACGGCAGATAAATTCATTGAGGCCATCAATAATGGCATGGATGCACCGCGACCATTGGAGATTGGCATGGGTGGAGGTTTCCGGATGCCAAAGCAGGAACAACCTGCACAGAGCATTGGGATTTCATACAATACACCGGATGAGATTTTGAGGGCAGAGTTGATTGAGAATGTTTATGTTTTTTCAGGTGCAAAGACATTTCAGCAAGTGAAAGAATTGGTGAGCAACATTGCACCGGATGGATTAGTTCAGCCATTTAACAAGTTCAAAAAATCGGCAGAGAAAATCATTGGGAAATACAATGACCAATGGTTGAGGACAGAATACAACACCGCATTAGGCAGCGCACAATCAGCGAGAGATTGGCAGGAATTTGAGGATGATGTTGAGTTGTTTCCATACCTAAAATATGACGCAATTATTGACCCGAATACATCCGACATCTGCCGACCATTGGAGGGCATCACATTGCCTGTCAATCATCCATTTTGGAATAAGTTTTCCCCATTGAATCATTTTAATTGCAGATGCAGATTGATTAAGATTTCGCAGTATGAGGAAGTGAAAAAGACAAGCAAAAAGAAATTGGCAAGGGTGAGTGAAAAGGTTGAGCCACAGATGCAGGAATTATTCATGTTTAATCCGGGCAAAGAAAGATTGATATTCAAAGAAACCGGCAAAGGCAAACATCCGTATTTCAATGTTGCACCAAAGTACAGGGAATATGCCCAAAATAATTTCAATCTGCCTATCCCGGAGAGATTTGCATTTCAAAGAAAATCAGCATAAACCACTATGAAAAAAACGTACACAGAGGCAACAAAGAGGGCAATGTATGTGGAGAGATTCGGATATGAGCCAACAGGCAATTTGGGTGTTGATGCAGTAGGTGCAATCATCCATTATGACCGCAGGAGAGGAATGCCACCGCAGACCATTTATCTGTGCAAAGAGTATTACAGAGAATTCAAAAAATTCGCAATGGCAAAGGTTGATGCAGAGCAGGCAGAATTGATTGACAGAGGATTGATTGAATTGGAATTCGATGGTGTTGATATTAAAGATGCAGGAATGATGGGCAGCAAAAGATGGTATGTGCAATATATTACACAAGAGGTGAATGCTTGATGGCAAAGAATAAATTGGATATGACAAAGGTTATGGCAAGGTGGATAAAAGCCAAAGAACAATTGCCAAAATTGCTTACCAACGTGAGTAAAAATACCTTTGTTAATTCGTGGAAAAAGCAGGGTTGGGATGGTGATAAATGGAAAGAGGTTAAGCGCAGGACACCGGGAACAAGGGCATACAATTCAGCGACAAAGGCAGCGAGGACAAGGGCGATATTGGTGCAGTCGGGAACATTGCGGAGGTCAATTGTAATCAATTCACAGACCTTTGCGCGGATGGTAATTTCAACCAATGTTCCTTATGCTCAAATTCATAATGAGGGATTCAAAGGCACAATTTCAGTTCCGAAACATACGAGGCGAATCAAAGGCAATTTGCAGGTAGTGAAATCCTATTCATACAAGGCAAACATTCCGCAAAGAAAATTCATGGGGCATGGCAGCGAGGTTGAAAAGAAACAACGTGACATTATTGGTGTGGCATTGGCCAATGTATTCATGCCGGGAAAATTCAAATACAAAATGAAATGACACCGGAAATAATCGCAGCAATAAAGCAAAAAATAAAGGATGAGACATACATTCAGGATGTGAGGGTATTCAATGACCAATTCACAAAGATGTTGGCAGAGGGCAATCCTTTTGGGTATAACATCGCAAGTCCTGCCGCATTGATTGAATTTTCTCCATCCTCCATTGAGCAATTGCATAATGGTGTTCAGATATACAATCCAATTCAGGTGACCATTCACATTGGGCAGATGGAATTGGATGGGAATGATTCATTGATGGATGAGGCAATCAGCATCTTTGAATTGCGAAATCAGGTATATTTGGCAATGCAGGAATTCAGCACAGAACAAATGGCAAGGATGTACAGAGTTTCTGAAAATCCCGATTACAATCATGGAAATTGGTATGTGTATCAGATAGTATTTGAGACATCCATCACAGACCATCAGGCACAAAGGCCAAGAGGATATGTGGAGGCACAACCGACATTAACAACAACAGGCAGTTATCAATAATGGCAAGGAGTACGGCAGAAATAAAAAATCAGATGGTTGCTGAAAAGAATCAGCAATCGAATCTATCCGGATTTACATCGAATTCTCAAACATCACGATGGGGTTTATTCTTATGGGTAGTGGCGCAGACCATCAACATATTTGAGCAATTATTGGATGTGTTCAAAAGTGAGGTTGAGACCATTCAGGCAGAGGCGAAGCCGGGAACACAGGCATGGGTGAGGTGGATGGTTGGCAAATTCCAATTCAGCACGGCAGCAACACAAGTGGCGCAATTGAATACAACAACATTGGTAGTTGAATATCCGGTTGTTAATACTACCTTTCAAATCATTTCAAGGGTTGCAACACAAGTGACCAACAATAAGACAGTTCTAATAAAAGTGGCAAAATCAGACCCACCAACGCAATTATCAGGCAGCGAGCAATCAGCATTGCAGGCATACGTTGCCCAATGGGGCATTGCAGGAGTAAATTATCAAATAGTGAATGAGCCATCCGATAAAATTGAAGTTGTTGGTACAATCTTTTATGATGGCCAATACAATGCCGTGATTCAGGCATCTGTGGAGGATGCATTAACCAATTACCTTGCACAATTGGAATTTAACGGCATTATTTCCGTTCAGGATGTCAATGATGCAATTCAAGGTGTTGAGGGTGTATTGGATGTAAATTTGTCGCAAATAAAGGTTAGGCGCGATTCAATATCCTATGCATCAGGCACGATGTTGTATCAATTGAGTACGGGCATCAATGGTGTGCAGTATCAATCTTATGCAGGGTACATCACAGAGGAAACAACGGCATCGCATACCTTTGCAGATACATTGACTTATTCCCCAATTTACTGATGAGTTTTTTCACAAATAACCTAAATACACAGGCACAGAATCTTTTGCCTGTGAGCCGACGAAAATCAATGTGGACAGCATGGATGAGAGTATTGATGAGGCCATTGCAATGGTTGTGGGATAACATTTTCTTATCATACAGGGTTGGTGATTATTCCAATGCGGAATTTAATCCTGCCACAACCTATGCCATTGGTGACCGGGTAAGATGGGGAAAGGGCATTTATGAAATGTACACATTGGCAGTTGCCGGAACAACACCCTTGAACACATCCGTATGGGTTAAGATTCAGGACAATTTTATCGGTGTATTGGACAGGGCACGATTCACGGCAGAGGATTTGAAATTTGAGTATGGGTTAAATCTTTGGTTTGACACAACATTTAGGCAACCACCATTGGTGAGTGATATTTACATCAATGATTTAAATTCCAATTTGCAGGATTTTTTCATTGGTTATGCGGAGAATGAAAGTAGCAACATTGTTGCCATCAATGGTGAGGCAATATCTTTTGTTCAAAGTGGCAATCCAACGTATGGTGCAGCAGATTTTTCCATCAACATACCAATTGCAGTATTCAATGCATTGGGTGCGACAAATCCCGAAAGAGAGGCCATTGTGAGGCGATTTGCCGACCAAATCAACACCGCAGGATTGATTTACACAATCAACACATATTAACGCAAAAAACAAACGAAAATGAAAAGAATTAAGACATCAGCAATTGCACCGGGTGCAGCCATGCCATTTAAGGGTGGAATGTTGGATTTGGTGCAGGACAATGTAAAGGAAGTTGTTTCAGATTTGCAATATGGCGAAACAAAACAGACATCATTAACACCTGTGATTCTTTATGGCGATTACACATTGGCAGGTGGTACATACACCATCAGCGCAGGTGCGATGATGTATTTGGGCGAGATATACCGATGGGATGCAATCAATGTTACACCTGCATTGGGGCAGGTAGTTATTGGCACAATCACAGAGGTAAGCCAATCGGGTGCAGGATTAGACCCGGTGACATTCAGCAATGCGGCATCAAACAATGTAAACATGAGCAGAATCATTGTTTGGTCAGCAGGCACATCGGGAAGTGGAACATTCAATCTTTCTGCCTGCACACGATATTTTGGTGGATATTATCCTGTGACATATTCGGCAGGTAAATTGACTGCATCAACAGGTGCATGGACATTGCCGGGAGGCGCATCAGATTTTTATGTTGGTGTTTCATTCATTGGGTCAAAAATCAATGTTAAATTCAGAATTGTTAATGGCACATTGTCATTGGCAACGGCCAACATCAGATTTGATATTGATTTTGAAACCGCAATCAATCTGTATCCGGTGAGACGTTCAGTTGGTTATGCATTTTTGAAAAATAGCAACAACACACCAACGCAGGAATTGGCAAGAGTTGTATGTGATACGGCCACCAATAACAGAATCTATATTGAAAGAGTTGGAGGCGCAAATATCGCAGCCATTACGGGTGGATTAGATGTTGAGGGAGAAATCACATTTGAATGTGATTTTGGTTTTAACTAATATCTGTTTCGGCCATTATTGGACAATTCATCATATTTCCTGATGAGATTTTGCCTTTCCCGGTCAGGTAGGTTTTTGCAATAATCCTCCAAAATTCGGGAAACAAAATCGGCAGTTGAAATGCCGTTATTCTCACAATGAGCCATGATAATTTTGTAGGGTGTTGGCTTGCAATATGCCTGCACTCTCCGAGCAGAATTATTTTTAATGTTCAATAATTCATCATTGGTTGGTAATTTTCTATGTCTGCCCATGATTGTGATTTTGAGGCCTAAATTAACTTAAAAAAAATCAGATTGCAATAGGTGTACTAATTTCGCAAGATATGCCATCAGTTCAGCCATACACATTACCAACCATCATCAGGGGAACAACGATGGAGGCCGTTCAATTCACAATTACAGAAAATGGCAATCCATTGGATTTGACAGGAGCAACAATTGATGCAGTTGCACGATGGCAGCGAGATTCAAAGAAAGTGCGGAAATTTGAAACAACAATCACAAATGCGGCAGGTGGTGTGTTCACATTGGATGAGCAAATCATTGATTGGGATAATGGAGTTTGGGATTATGGTATTCAATTCACATTATCCAATGGTGATGTGAAAGTGTATATTGAGGGAACATTCACAATCAAGGTGAATCAGGTGTATGGTTAATGTTGTAATTGATGTCACGGAGCAACCCATTGAGGTTGATGTGAACATTGTTCAGCAGGTGAATGATGTTTCCATTGAAATTGTTGAGGGTGGTGGAGGTGGTGGAGGTGCAGATGCCGCGACACAGGCAGAGGTTAATGCCGGAATAATCACTAATAAATATGTATCTCCGGCCACATTTGACGGGGCGCAAAAATGGAATACAAAAGAAAATACAATTTCACCGGGAACAACCGGTCAGTATTGGAGGGGTGACAAGACATGGCAGAATTTCCCGGTCACGGGCATTCCCGGAGGAACGGCATCAGGCACAAATACCTATGCATTAACCATTGCAGGAATAACGGCATACAATGTCAATGATGCCTATGTGGTGAGATTCACGAATGCCAACACAGGTGCATGCTCATTGAACATCAATGGATTGGGTGCAATTAACATTGCAAAGAATAATGTTGTGCCAATTATTGGTGGTGATATTGCTGCCGGGCAACAATTCATTGCCATTTACGATGGAACAAACTTTCAATTGATTGGTGTTGCACCAAATCAAATGTTTGCCTTTGTTTCAAATGCTGATAGTGTTACCATCACAAAAGGACAAGTTGTTTATGCATTTGGCGCACAGGGTGACCGAATGTCTGTGAAATTGGCAAACAATTCAGGTGATGCGACAAGTGCCAAAACAATTGGATTGGTTTTTTCATCAAGTATTGCACCTAATGGCACGGGATATATTATCACTCAGGGGGTCATTGATGGCCTAAATTTAGGCGCATTCAATCCGGGTGATACATTGTATCTATCAAACACCAATGGTCAATATACGGCAACGAAGCCTTATGCACCGAATCACCTTGTTTATGTTGGTATTGTTGAGCGAGCAAATGCCGGGAATGGTCAGATTTATGTGAGAGTGCAGAATGGTTATGAGATGGATGAATTGCACGATGTGGCAGCGCAGAATCCAAATCCAAATGATGGCATTTTTTACAATTCTGTGACCGGGTTATGGACGGCAAGGGCAGGCACAAAAAGCGATGTTGGATTAGGCAATGTTGATAATACATCGGATGCAAACAAGCCTATAAGTTCAGCCACACAAACGGCATTGAGTGCAAAGGAAAACACCATCACCGCAGGTGGCACATTGCAGTATTTCAGAGGGGATAAAACATTTCAAAACTATCTTATTGTGGCCACCGATGGTGCGCTATACACGAACACAGGTAATACAAATTTGAATCGTGTTTTAAGCATCTTAATTCCTGCCAATACTTACACCGCGAATTCAATCATACACTATCGAATACTATCCACAAAAACGCTATCAAATGGTAGTTATTCGGTTAGGACATACATACACACATCCGCAGGCGTAGGTGGTACGCAAATGTCTTTATCAGCATCATCTGCCGCAACGCAGTTAGTAATGGGATTGGAAAGGACATTCCAAGTGCAGGTTGCTAACGGCACGGGCAACGGAACGCGAGGATTAACCGGAAC